ATGTTGGGGCAACTTGCGATTGCCCTTCAAGAACTTAACTGGGATAGAAACGATGAATTGGAAGTAAGTATAGGTGGCGTTGCTGTGACTGGAACTGCAACGCATCCAGATGCAAATCCAAAGTGGGCAAAACCATTTGGAAGCGTAACTTATCAAAATGATGCTTTTATTGTCATTAAAAATGTAAGTCGTAATCCTGTAGTTCCATCTCAACCAAACCCAAATTTAAAACAGCATCATGAAAAAGTATAATGAAGAATATTTTTCAGTTGTTGAAAAAAGAACTGGAAAAAAAATTGCAGATTGTGGTGAGTGGTCAGATGCAATAATGCTGCTGCATTTAGATCCACAAGATCGTCAAATTATAAAAAATAAGTTTCTTATGGGTGAAGTCATTGATGTTGAGGTTCCAAAGTCACTACCAACCAATGAAATCGTTGTAAACATGGATGGTGGAGTTGGTGGCTCTTGGGAGGTTCGTGAACCCGATAAACTCCCTCAGATTGGACTGCCAGAAGGTCTAGGAGAACCAGTAGTCGTATGAACCACCGCAAACACAAGCAGGCAGAGAACGCAAGGAAACCCAAGAAAGAAGTCTATAATCCCTATGCGAATGATCCACCAGATTCTAAGTGCCCTTATTGTGGAGAGAGTGGAAAAATCTGTTCATATATTAATAGTGTAAGTCGTGGATGGGGTAGAGGTGCTTGTAAAAAGAAAAATGAACAATAATACTAAACTTAGTGAACTCATTCAGGAATTTCCAAAAATTATTCCTGATGAGTATTGTGATATGTTAATCAAATGGTTTCACTGCAATGAAGATCTACATCAACAAGGACAAGTGTATGGTGGACATATGAGTGGTGAAGATTTTGCTAACAACGTTGTTTTAGATAAAAAGAAAACAATGCAGGCATATCCAGATAAAGATGATCCAATATCTGATTTGATGACGAAAATTATATTTAATGTTTATGATGAATATTCTAAACTTCATCCAACTCCAATTGCACAACCAATGTCTGCCAGAGATTATTCTCTAAGAATATATCATAAAGGAGATGGTTATTTTAAAAAACATTGTGATCAAACTGCAGGAGCAAATGTTCACAGGGTCTTTGGATTTATAGGATACTTAAATGATGTTGATGAGGGTGGTGGAACAAATTTTGGACAACTTGAAGTTTATATAAAACCAGAAAAGGGAAAAGTTGTTATGTTCCCTTGCAATTATCTCTTTGAGCATGAAGGAACAGTCCCTGTTTCTGGAGATAAGTATATTATGACTTGTTTTATAAACTATACTGATATTTTAAATGAACATGGAGAATGAATATAATATAGGGTTTTGTAAACCTTTTGGACCTATGATTTTGGAATGTCAATGTCCAGAAGATGTAGTATCAAAATTAAATCTTTATGTTGATGAAATGAGTGAAGAGCAAAAGAAAATGTGCTCATCAAAATTTACTGATAATAAATATTTTCCTAATTTACTTTCTAGAGATTTTGAGGTAATTTATTTAACTCCGAAATCTTCTTTTGAGACTGGATTATCATTTTTTCTTTTACAAATTTGTCAGGCTTATAATCGTCAAAGTGGTGTATATGATAAGCAAATTATCTTACCCAAATCAACTTTTTCTGAAGAACTTTTGGATGTGTGGATTAATCGCTATAAAAAATTAGATTATACTCCACCACATGATCACAGAGGAAATGTATCTGGAATTATTATTTTAGATCTTCCTGATGATGCCACAGAAATAGAAAAAACTAATCTTGAGTTTTTTTGGGACAACGAACACTATAGACCTTATCAAGAAATTGGTAAAACATTTTTGTTTCCCAGTAATTTAATGCATTGGGTTGCCAAACATATTAATAATAAAGAGAGGAGAACGTTGAGCTTTAATCTATTTTTGCATTAGTGATTTTATAAGGATATAAATAATTAAAATCTTTTTATTCTGAATTAATGGCGACGATTATTAAGCCAAAAAGAAGTCGAAATTTGGGTATTGTTCCCACAATTTCTCAACTTGCCGATGGTGAAATAGCCGTAAATATTCCCGATCAACGAATATATATTCGTGATGGTGCCAATATTAAAGTTATTGCACAAGCACCTACAGGACTGACAGCTCAGTGGACTTATCTCGATCAATCATCTCTAGCTTCAGCGGAACTTTCTGCTGATGGAATAAGTATCGGACTAGCAGTACAAAAAAGGTATCTGATAGATACGAGAGGTGGTTCTATACAATTAAATTTACCAACAAGTTCTTTAGCTGTTGGTGATAGCGTTGAAGTAGCTGATCCTCTATTATGCTGGTCAACCAATCCTGTACAAATTAATACTTTAGGGATTGCTCAAATTCAGGATCAAATTGGTAATTTGGAAAATGAACCTATGCTCTTAGATGTTGCTGGGGGTCATATTTTATTTTTATGGACTGGTACTGTTTGGAGCGTAATACAATAATGGCATTAACACTCAGTGGAGCCAACTCCAATTCTTTTTCAGATTCCAATGGATATTATGTTTATGCTTTGAGAAGAGATGAAGACGATATGCTATGGCTTACAAAAGTAAGTGCAGCGTCTACAACTGAAACTTCTATAGATATTAATTATAGAAAGGATGGGTCTCAAGTTATAGAAGTTTCTGATTATCAGGATTATATTGAAGAGACTACTGAAGAAAAATCTTTAACAAATCATCCACAAGATAAATACCAACAGATAAGATTTGACCGAAGAAATTTGAATTATTTTATTGATAATGATGGTTACTTTGTTATTCAGGTGAATGGCACCTACGATTACACCACCATAGGACCAAAATAAAGGAAACAAAAAATGGCAGAATTTAGACTTGGTAGACTGAAATTTAACTGGAAAGGCGATTGGGTTCCCAGTACTGCTTATGTCATTGATGACATTGTAAAATTTGGTGCCAACACTTATGTTTGTACCACCAATCACACTTCGGTTGGTTCTACATCGGGTTGGTATGCCACTGATATATCAAAATGGTCTCTTAATACTGATGGATTAAGAAACGTAGGAGACTTTGTAGCGAATACTTATTATACAGTTAATGATGTTTTTAAATATGGTAATAAGCAATATAGAGTCACAACAGGATTTTCTACTTCCTTTTTTACATTAACTGGAGCAGCAAGCACTAATTTTACAGAGTATATTAGTGGGTTTACTAATGAGGGAACATATAATGCATTTACAGACTATCAACCAGGTGATACTGTAGTATTTAATGGTAATGCATATGTTGCGATTACCACAACTACAAACAATATTCCAAACCAAACATTAGGAACTAATTGGAATTTATTAGTTGCTGGTGTTGATGTCAGTGGAATATCGACCTATTCGAATACTGAGACATATGCTCAAGGAGATTTAGTTCAGTTAGGTGGTAATACCTTTAGACTTAATGTTGGTGTAGCGACAGGTATTAATCCAATTACTGATACTGCAGGTGGCGGTCAAATTGGAACTGCTTGGGCTTTATTTAATACTGGTCTTAAGTTTGCTGGAACTTACTCTGGAATAACAACTTATTATCCAAATAATGTTGTTGAGTATTCCTCTTCTGCTTATGTAGGAATTGGTACTTCTGCAATTCTAAACATTACTCCTGGAACTAATCCAAATGTTTGGGCAGCATTAGCACTTGGAGATTCGAATGCTGTTCTTACAACTAAGGGTGATATTCTGATTAGAGATGCATCAGCACCTACTCGATTAGCAATTGGATCAACTTATCAGGCATTAGGTGTCTCTACAACTGGAGTACCAATTTGGACAACAATTGGTAATGCAACTAGAGTCTATTATGCGGATCCAGAACAGGGTCACGATACATTTAATGGAAGCACTCCAGACTTAGCGTTTAGAACTTTAAAGTATGCTTGTCAAAGTGCAAATGCAGTTACTAATATTACAAATTTTGTTTATTCCAAAGAATCTGGTATTTCGACTATTACTGCACCCGCACACGGTATTCTTTATCCAAACATTACAGTTAAACTAGATGATATTGAGTTTGAGTGTTTGAGTGGTGGTAATAGTTATAATATTCAAAATGTAACTTATTCTAATTCTACTGGTATTACAACTGTCACAACCACTGCAACAAACTTTGTCCAGAATGGTGATATAGTTCGCTTAAGAAATATTGAGTTTACTTGTCCTGGTGGTTCTGGAATTACAACAACTATCTTCCCAGATGGCACACAAGGATATAACTTTACTGTAACTTCAGTTAATTCACCAACTCAGTTTGAGGTCAATGTAGGAACTTCTACTATTTCACACGTTTATGTTGCTGGTGGTCTAGTATTTGTTGGTGTTACAACTACTATTTTCCCAGATACTGAAGTTGGATCTTACTTTAATGTTGTTAATGTTATTGATAACGATACATTTACCGTTAATGTAGGAACTTCAACAATTACTCATACTTATGTTGCAGGTGGTACTGTTACAAACCTTTCTCCTGCGGTTATTCGTTTATCTGCCTCAGAGTTTGCCGAACAACTTCCAATTACAGTACCTCCATTTACAAGCATTGTTGGTAATACACTTAGAGCTTCTAAGATCCGTCCTGCTGATGGACTATCTTCTGATAATGTAACTCCAAATAATAGACAGACAATGTTTAAGTTGTCTGATGCAACTACTATTCAGGGTCTGAATGTATCTGGTCTTGTTGGATTTAATTATGAACCAACTCGTCCATATGAATTATCAGCAACAACTGTTAGAACAGGATCTGGAAACACTGCTTGTGGAATTTACTTTGCATTTAACCCAGATTCTCCAATCTCAAATAAATCACCTTATGTTAAGGACTGCACTTCATTCGGTGATCCAGCTACTGATGGTTATGGTGGCGGTGCTGGTGTTGGTGTATTCATCGATGGTGGTGTACACCCATATGGTGCTAAGTCAATGGTGTTTGATGCTTACACCAATGTTCTAAGTGATGGTGCTGGTTTTATTCTTGATCGAGATGCAAGAGCTGAAATAGTTTCTTGCTTTACCTACTATGCAAAATGGGGTTATTACTCTGGCGGTGGTTCAAGAATTCGTTCTGTTGGTGGTAATAATTCTTATGGTGATTATGGAGTTATTTCTTCTGGATTCTCAACTGCAGAAACTCCAATTTTTGGAAGACTTCTTGGAGATCGTTTAGAAATCGTAACGGGATCTATTAAAGGTACTGTTGCTGTTGGTGATAGTATCAGAGGAACTGCATCTGGTGCTCGTGGTAATATTCTAAATGACCAATCATCTTCTGATAGATATTACTTCTTGTATGAAGATGGTTATGGAAGTCCATATGTTGGGGTTGGTATCGGAACCACAACATTCATTACTGGTGAATGGGTTGATGTAATTGGAGCTGGATACACAGGTGCATTTAGAATTTCATCAACTGTTGGATCCATAAGTGGTCAAAAGGGTGTTATTCTTGAGGTTGATAATTTAACTGAAGAACCACTCGTTGGAACTGCTGTTGGATTTACTACAGCGTTGGCAGGAACGGGGGTCGCTGGAATTGGAACAGATTTTAACACTTATATTATTACTTCAGTTAGTGGATTTACTACTTCTTTCCAAGTTAAAACTTCTGCTGGTATTGTTACATATCCTAATAAGGCAACCATTCGTATTGCTCCTGAAAAGGCAATTGCAACAGTTGATACAAGAGGACTTGTTGCAGGAACAAATACTGGCAATGTTGCGACTGGGAGCACTTACGGATCTTATATTGAGATCAGAGCAAACTTCTCTAACGCTCGTTTAACAGGTCACGACTTCCTATCAGTAGGAACTGGTAATAAAGTTGAGACTAATTATCCAGATGTTAACGAAGCAAACGTTGCTCAGGGTAATGAAACAAATACCTTTGGCCCTGGTAAAGTGTTCTATGTATCCACTGACCAAGGTGGCAACTTCCGAGTTGGAGATCTATTCGCAGTTAACCAGTTAACTGGTTCTGCAACTCTTGATGCTTCGGCGTTTAACCTTTCTGGTCTGACAGAACTAAGACTGGGTTCTCTTGGTGGACAAATTGGTGAGGCAATTAACGAATTCTCAGCTGATGAGACGATGAGTGGTAACTCTAACACTGCTGTTCCAACAGAATTTGCAGTTGTTGGATACATGAAGAGAAATAAAATGGGTAATGATGCCATGGTTCCTCCTCAAGGAACTGATGGTCAGAGACCTCTTACTCCTAACACTGGTGCTGTAAGATACAATACCACTAGAAAGTATCTTGAAAATTACAATGGAACTTCTTGGGTTCCTGTTGGAAGATTTTATGATGTCAGTCTTTCTAGCAATAGTAATGTAGAAGCTTTCCAACAATGTTGGGTTAATACTTCTGGAGGAGCAGTTACTCTTACACTTCCTGCTTCACCAAATATTGGTGATGAAATTAGATTCTTTGATGCAGCAAATACTTTTGATAGTAATGCCCTCACTGTTGCTCGTAATGGACAGAGAATTCAAGGTGATCTTGATAATTTAACAGTTAGCATTGAAGGTGCTGCATTTGCATTAGTTTATTCTGGAAACACATCTTATGGTTGGAGAATCTTCACCGTATAATAGGTAATATACAACTATGGCAAGTTACACAAGCTACAAAAAAGTTGATGCTGGATCCCAGATTTTATCTGGGACAGTTACAGATGCAAAATTTAACTCTGGTGCTTTAAGAAATTATTGTGTTTTGTGGGTGTATGGTAATATTCAGCAATGCAGTCCTGGTTGTTGTTGCCTTTGGACAGTTCCAACTGGAGTGAGAAGAGTTACTTTCGAACTCTGGGGAGCTGGTGGTAATGGTTCTGGAGCTTGCTCTTGTGGCAGATGTCAGCATTATGCTGGTGCTCAAGGTGGATATTATAATAGTAAAACAATCAGTGTTTGTCCTGGTTGGCAATATACAATTTGTGCTGGTGGAGTATATCCTTGCTTATCTATTGAATGTAATTCTTGTGATGGATGTGCATCTTACGTCACTGGATGTAACTTAAGTGGATTCTGTGCTTTAGGTGGATCTTGTGGATGTGCTGATGGTGCTTGGAACACAATGTGTTTCTCTGATTGGGCAAAATGTTGTTTTTCTCCAGGAGGAGCTAATGGTGATTTTGGTATGGGCAATCACAGGGGGGCATATGCTGGATCCTTTGCTTGCCACTGCTATAGATACGTTTCTTGCAGTACAGGAGCTCCCTTCTTAGGTAGTGGTGGTGTAGTTCAGGAACTAACTGAATGTTGGATGAGATGTGCTTGTTGGACAGTTCCTTATGGTTCTGGGGCACAAAACGCTATGACTACATATTGTGGATCTGGTTGTTGTGGACAAGGTGGAACTGGTGGTCCTGGTATTGTTAGAGTTACATATTTCTGAGGAAAAAACAAATGGCATCATACTCAAGTTACAAAAAAGTTGATGGAACTTCTTTTATTAGCAGAACTCTAACTGATACTCAGTTAGAAATAGATGCTCGTAAAAACTTTGGTGTTAAATGGTTCTATGGTGATCCTAATGCTTGTTCTAGTGGTTGCTGCTGCCTTTGGACAGTTCCAACTGGAGTAACAAAACTTTTCCTCGAATTATGGGGTGCAGGTGGGGCTGGTCACGGAGCTTGTTCTTGTGGTAGATGTCAACACTATAGAGGAGCAGGTGGTGGATCATACAACTCTAAAATGATTTCTACTACTCCTGGATGCACATATACTGTTTGTGCTGCGGGTAATGGTAACTGTTGTAGATTTGAATGTACTGGTTGTATTGGGTGCTCTTCTTTTATAAATGGATATAATTTAAGTAATTTCTGTGCTACTGGCGGCGCTGCGGGATGTGCAACTGCAGATTGGACAACTGCTTGTGCTTCTGCTTGGGAATGTTGCTTACAAGGTGCAAACAATGGTGGTGATCTTGGATATCAAAACCATCCTGGAACTTTCGGTGCAGTTGAGTGGTGGTTTGCTGTTGGATTCTGCCATTGCCATCATCAATTCACTCAACCAACATCAGCTCCTCTTCTTGGAACTACAGTGCAGCAATCTATTAACTTCTGTTGGATGAGGTGCGGTTGTTGGACTGTACCTTATGGACATGGTGGACAAGGTGCTATGTCATCTTATTGTGGGTCTGGTTGTTGTGGACAAGGTGGTATGGGTGGCCCTGGTCTTGTTAAAATTACATATTTCTAAGGAGTAGAATCAAATGGCGTCATATACAAGTTACAAAAAAGTTGATGGAACATCTATTATAGATGGTACTATCCCTGAAGTTGCAGTTTCTCAAAATGCTCTTTCTACTTGGTGTGTTAAATGGTTTTATGGACCTCAAGATGCATGTTCTCAGGGATGCTGCTGCCTTTGGACAGTTCCAACTGGAGTAAGAAAAGTATTCATTGAGTTGTGGGGTGCAGGTGGCGGCGGCCACGGAGCTTGCACTTGTGCTCGTTGTCATCATTATTCTGGTGCTGGTGGTGGATACTATAATTCCAAAATGTTAACGGTATGTCCTGGATGGCAATATACAGTTTGTGCTGCTGGTAATGGTAATTGTTGTAGACTTGAGTGTACTGCTTGTAATGGTTGTTCTTCTTATGTAACTGGATGTGGGTTAAGTAATTTTTGTGCCATTGGTGGTGAAGGTGGTTGTGCAAATACTGCTTGGAACGAAGCTTGTGCTTCATTCTTTTCTTGTTGCTTAGGTCCTACATCTAATGGTGGTGACTTTGGTATGGGAAATCATAGAGGAACATTCTTTGTTCACAAGTCTCAATGCCACTGTCATTGTCAAGGTGCATCTCCAACTCCTGCTCCATTTATTGGCACTCAAGTAGGCCAAAATATTCACGAATGTTGGATGCGCTGTGGTTGTTGGACAGTTCCATATGGTCATGGTGGTATGGGTGCTATGACTACATATTGTGGATCAGGTGCTTGTTGTGGACAAGGTGGTATGGGTGGACCTGGATTGGTTAAGATTAGTTTCCTATAAATATACATAGAAACATTAAAGTTCAGTTGTCTCTGAAAGTTATGACTATCGATAGAAATATTATCTCTGTAGAATTTGATCTACCATTACCAAATAAATTTTTGGTAGATCATTCTTTCTCTGAAGGAAAAAGTAGAAAGTACACATATCATGGACCAGATAAGATTTGGCTCCAAATTGATGAGAATGGTAGAGAAAAATATGGTCCATTAGAAGCATCTGATATTGCTGATGGTAGACCAATGCCTGCTGATGTTGCAGAATGGTTTGAGGTTGATTGTAGAGAATATCCATTGATTTGTCAGTTAAGAGCTGGTATAATCAATGAATTACAAGAACAACCTACAGGTTCTGAATATCATCCAGATTCTCCAGAAGTGGAAGGATATGATAGATATAGTTATTCAACTCCTTTGATGCCGATGGATATCTTTGATAAGTGGGATCTAACGGTAGTTGATGGTGTTCCTACTGTTCCAGCATACAGTGTATATAAAAAACTTCTTGATAGAGAAGAACCACTTACTTGGGATGATGTTAGAAAGCATAGAGATAGAATTCTAAAAACGAGTGATACTGAAATTGCTGAAGATATGCCAGAAGAACTAAAACAAAAGTGGATGGCATATAGACAAATTTTAAGAGATCTCCCAACTACTTTGGAAGCTGCTGGAGTTCCTCCTACTATTGCTTATTTTATGTTTCCTAACGTTCCTGATTACAAAGATCCCGACTAAATTTTAATAAATGAATTATACATTATTAAATTTTGATTATATAAAAGAAAATCAAAAAGAGATTATACAAGAGTTAAAAATATCTCAAAATAATTTAAACTCTTTTGGAGTTTTTGATCCGACAAAGGCATACATTTATTATAATATTTTCGGGGTATCTTCTCCTTCGAAGCACATGTATGTGATCTTTAAAAAGATCAGAGATATTGTTAGAGAAAAAATTCCAAATGAAATGATTTGGATTCAGTCTTGGTTAAATTATCAAGACTATGATGAGGTTTTAGACTGGCATAATCACAGTTCTAGTTGGCATGGTTATATTTCTATCGAACCACAAGATACTGTAACTGAATTTGAAGATTGGGAAATTGAGAATGAATGTGGCAATATCTATTTTGGTCCAGGAAAACATTTACATAGAGTAGTTAATAAATCTAATTATACTGGTAAACGAATTACTATAGGATATGATATAATTTTAGATAGTGATTATACTGGTATGGTTTTACCTACTGAAAATTTTGGTGCAATCCCTCTGTTGTAATGTTTGAAATCAATCCTGATTTAAAAGTTAAAATAGAAAAGGTTCCTGATCGTGCCTGGTCTGGAATTGATAAAATGGTTTTTGTAATTGATAATTTCTACCAAAACCCAGATGAAGTAAGAGAACTTGCTAAAACATCTCAATTATATACTGATAAAGAAAGACTTGCTGGGGCAATTGGTAGAAGAGTTTGGGAAGAAGAGCAAGAAATAATCGAAGAAATGGGAAATAAAATGGCATATGTGTTTGAGCAATTATGCACTCATCCAGATTGGCATATTAAGTTTGATAAGCAACATCATTATAATAAATGGAGTTATATGAGATTTGTTGTTAATGTAACTAACAATGATGAGATTATTAAATCTGGAAGAACTACAGACACTGCTTGTCATGTTGATGGTCCTTATAATAAATGGGGTGCCTTAGTATATCTGAATACTCCTGAAGAATGTGAAGGGGGAACAGATTTTTATTCTGTTGTTTCACCAAACGATGATGGCACAGAGAATAGACCTAAAAAAGAACATCGTTGTAAAATGGTTTATAATCGTTGTTTATTATATGATGCAAATCAAGTTCATGGGGCAGTTTTAGAACCAGGAATGTTTCAAAATTGCGATAGATTAGTTCAGGTTATGTTTATGTAATAGGTCTAAATATTGATAGATTATGCTATAATTTAAGTATCTGAGGTTGATTCAATGAGATCAAAAGCATTCTTTATGAATGGTGGAGCTGGGCGTGTTATTTGCTCCATTCCAGCATTCGAAAAATACGCAGAAACACACGACGACTTTATTATTGTTTGTGAAGGGGGAACAGATTTTTACAAAGGACATCCTGTTCTTCATAACAAAGTTTTTGATAGTTGGCACAAGGGATTATTTGAAACAGAAATTAAACACAGAGATTGTGTTTCTTTAGAACCATATCGTTTGTGGGAATATTATAATCAAAAATGTAGTCTTTCTCAAGCATTTGATATTCTGATCAATGGTGTAGAAGAACCAAGAGATCTTCCTAAGCCAACTATTGTTCTGAATAAAACAGAATTACTTTCTGGTTTTAATGCTGTAGAAGAGGTAAAAGCAGTAACTGGAAAGGATAAAATATTAGTTGTTCAACCTTTTGGAAGAAGTGTAGAGCAAATTGGAAATGATTTCATTGCAGATCCATCTTCTCGTAGTTTTTCACTATCCAGTATTGTTGATATTATCAATGAATTAAAGAGAGACTATGGTGTTATTATTATGAGTGAGATTCATTTTCCTTTGGAAAAGGATGAAGATAAAGGAAAGTATAAAGTTGCTCGTCCTCAGATTGCTGATATGCGCCTTTGGACATCCATCATTAATGCTTCAGATCATTTCTTAGGATGTGATAGTATGGGGCAACATATTGCTCGGGCATTTGATAAAACCGCAACAGTTGTTTTGGGATCTACATATCCAGAAAATATTTCATATCCTGAATGTAAAGACTTTGATATTATTGATGTAGCTAAAGATAAGAGGAGATATAGTCCTATTCGCATCTCAATAGATGATGAAATTGACAGATATAATGATGAGGCGATGGAGATGAATAAAGAACAAATCGCTCAGGTGATTTCTTCTGTCCGTAAGAGAATGGGTAAATCTGTTGCCTATACTGGAAATTTTGTACCACAAGAACAAAAATCATCTTGTGCTCCTTGTGGTACATCAAATAATCAACCAGTATTAAAGCAAAGTGATCAATCTTCGTCTCCGATTATGCTACCAAAGAGTGCAACGTCAACTAAAAAGTCTGGTAATGGTAAAGGATTTGGATCTGGTTTAAATTTGGATCAAGAAATTAAAAATCTTTTAGAAAAAACTAAGTAATAATTATGACTCAATGGATAGCTGCGATTACACGAGGGCATAATGCTGGCGTTTGTTTGCTTAAGAATGGTGAAATAGTTCTTGCTATTGAGGAAGAACGTTTATCCAGAGCAAAGTATGATGGTGGACCATTGGCATCAATGGTTAAAATACTTGATTATACTGATAAGTTAGACTACTTAATTATTGCACATACTCAACCATTAAGTGATGCTGGAAAAATTGATTTTTCTGGCGACGATATGTATACTGGATTGGCAAGAAAACTTGGGTTGATTGAAAGAAATGTTAAAAGTTATGATCACCCTCAAGTTATCGATTTAAGTAGTATACATCACAAGTTACACGCTGCTTGTGCATTTTATCGTTCTGGTTTTGAGAGTGCAGTTTCTTTAGTTGTTGACGGTGCAGGAAGTTTTATTCCAATGCAACTAGGTCAAAACCAAGAAATGACTTGGGAATTGGAATCGATTTTTAGTTGTGAGTATCCATCAGATTTTAAAACTCTTTACAAGCATCAAGGCGGAAGAGGTCCCTGGAGGGGGGCTTGGGTTCCTGAGATGGATAGTGAAAGAGAAGGTGAGGAAGGAACTCATGAATTAGTTTTGGATGATAGTGCTGGTATTACGAAAGCATACGAGGCAGTAACGCAGTATTGTGGTTGGCCTTCTATTGAGGCTGGTAAAACTATGGGATTGTTCCCATATGGAAAGAAGAACTCTAAAATACCACCTATTTTTACTGATGGTAATGGTGGTATTTGGAAAACCAGTGATAGAAATGTAATTATTCCCACCTATCCAAACGGTGCTTTGGTAAATGAAGGTAGATATGAATTTCTTCAGACTCCTAAATCTTTTGAGGATCTAACTCTTCTTCAGAACCGAAGAGATATGGCATATGCCATTCAAACAGAATCTCAACAAATGGTTGTGGATCTTATTCGTAAAGCAGTCAAAATGAGTGGCAATAATAATGTTGTATTATCTGGTGGATACGGACTAAATTGTGTTGCAAATTATTGGTATCTTGATCAACTTAAAGATGAGGGTATTAATTTGTTTGTAGAACCCGTAAGTAATGATGCTGGAACTGCTATTGGTGCAGCACTAATGTATTATCATAAGGTTGCAAATGATTCTAAAGTGAGAACTCAAATTACTAATCTTTATACTGGTCCTGAATATATGTACACGACTGATCAAATTTTAGAAACTTGTAAAAAATATAATGCATCTAAAGTAGTTGAAGCAACTTACAGTGATGTTATTAAACTAATTACTGAGAAAAATATTGTTGCATTATTCCAGGGAAGATCAGAGGCTGGTCCTCGTGCTCTTGGCAATCGTTCGATTCTTTATGATCCTCGTGATCCAAATGGTAAAGATCATGTAAACACTATTAAGCGCCGTGAATATTTTAGACCTTTTGCTGGATCTATTCTTCAGGAATATGTCCATGAATGGTTTGATCTTCGTGGAATGGAAGATTCTCCCTTTATGATGTATGCTGTAAATTGCAAGGAAGGTATTGAGGAAAAAATTCCAGCAATCATTCATGTTGATGGTACTTGTAGAATTCAAACAGTAACAGAAGAGCAAAATAAACATTATTACAATCTCATTTCTGAGTTCTATAATCAAACTGGTTGTCCAATTATTTTTAATACTTCTTTTAATCTTGGTGGAGAACCATTAGTTGAGACTCTAGACGATGCTCTTCGTACTCTTGCAAATAGTTTAATCGAGTATCTTTACCTTCCAGAATATGGGTTGCTTGTTGAGGTTACTAATGAATGAGAAAAGATATATTTGCTATTCCAATATTTGAGGATAAAGTCGATCTCTCTAAAATTAATATTAGTGATGAACCAACTCAATTAACTTGGGATAGTGAAACTCCAACAACATATGCTGCTCAACATAAAATAACCGATGAAACTTGGGAGCACTTGATAGAAGTTATTACAAGAAATATTAATACAATTGAGTCTAATTATACTAATGCTAAAATATTTGATATTTGGAGAAACGTATATAAAAAAACTGATTATCAAGAACCTCATATTCATCCACATTGTCAGTGGAGTTTTATAATTTATGAGACAGTCCCTGTTTCAAAAACTGTATTTTTTCATCCAGCAATGAAAGAGATACAAAATCATATGGGAATGTCTGTACCAGGATTTCCCTGTGACTATAAACCCAATTTAACAAAAGGAGATATAATTATTTTTCCTTCCTTTCTTTTACATATGGCTCTTCATGGCAATGAAGGGTCTACAATCGCTGGAAACATTAAATTAGATTACCCCATTTTGCGTAAATGACTATTACTAAAATTAATAAGATAACCATCGTTGGTGGTGGAACTTCTGCTTGGTTAACAGCAGCATATTTTAATCATAATGCTCCTCCTGGAACAGAGATAGTTGTTATTGATAAGGAAGATGGATCTCCAATTGGAGTTGGTGAAGCAACCATTCTTAGTTTTAAAAACTTTATGGATGATTGTGGAATCGGAATTAATGAATGGTTTGATGTAGTAGATGCAACTTTTAAATCTGGAATTTTATTCACTAATTGGCACAAAGAAGGTGAGGATATTTGGCATCCATTTTGCTTTCCATACTTTGATATGTTTGAGACAACGTTGATGAATCAGTGGACAAAGCATCAGCACCTTGATTTTAAAAATTATGTAACAGCACTATATCCTGGTGTATTTGATAATACAGTGGATCCAAATAATTTAGGAGTCTATGCTTTTCATATTGATTGTGGTAAATTAGTTAAATTCTTACAGGAAAGATTGATTTCTGGATCTAAAGTCAGTTTAATAAAAAGTGAAGTTGTTGACGTAAATTTTGATGGTGATCATTTAAAAAATGTTGTTCTTGCTGATGGAACGATAGTATCCTCAAGTCTTTTTATTGATTGTACAGGATTTAAAAGAATTATTAGTCCTAAATCAGAACCTCATAATCTAAGAGATAGACTTTTTTGTGACACTGCAGTTGCTGGTCATATCCCCTATAACAATATTGATGATGAAAGAAAACCATATGTAACTTGTGAGGCTGTAGAACACGGTTGGATTTGGAATATACCTGTTCGTAATCGTATTGGATCTGGATTAGTTTTTAATAGATCAATTACAGATCCTGAAGAAGCTAAAGATTACTTTATTAGTCATTGGAATAATCGTTTAGAAAGAGAATCTCTTAAACTGATTGACTGGACTCCATATTATCATGAGCATATGTGGAAAGGTAATGTTGTACCCATTGGATTATCTGCAGGGTTTATCGAACCACTGGAAAGCACAGGAGTTGCATTGATTTGTGCTGGTATCTGGAAACTTGGTGACCCAGTAAAAACAGGATTTTTTAATGATGTCGATTGCTCAATATTTAATTCACAAATGAAAGCATTCTTTGAGGATAGTATTGATTTTGTTAATATGCACTATTGGAATACTCAAAGATCTGGTAGATTTTGGAATTGGGTTAAAGAAACTTATAAGATAACCGAAAGGTTAGAATCATACATTGAGCATTTAAAAACAGATTCATATAGTTTACCAAAACAAGGACAGGGGAAAATATTCTCTGGAGAAAATTGGTCAACCTGGTTGTGTCAATTAGGATTTGAGATTTGTAGAAAAAACGATGGACTTGGTGATGAACAATCTGAACAAATGCTTATTGATTTTAATAAAAATGAAGCAGAAAAAAGAAAAACTTTAATCCATCATTCCAAGTTTCTTGAGCAGTTTTCTAATAAATTAAAAACTTGGAATATAAAATGAATTTAGTTAGGGCATTTAAAGATTTTATTACAGATGATGAAAAAAAAATATTGAATGATTGGTC